CTGTACTGCGACCTGATGCTGACATTAGCGCCGCGGTTCAATGCACCCTGCACCGCTGCAGCGAAGGCGTCGTAACCGTTCTGGCCGTCTTCCATGATGCGCAGCTCGTCTACCTCATCAGCTTTGCCATCCTTGTACCAGGTCAGACGGATGACAGCCAGGATCTCATCAGGAAGGTTGCATATCGTATAGTCCAGTTCCTGCTTCCTCGGCTTCTTCGGCTCCATCCATATCATCAGATCCACTAGCCAGTCTGTCAGCCGGTCCAGCAGACTGTAGATCAAGGCCCGCATTAGAGGTCGCCTCCAGCTCTTCATCCACATCAAAGTTATCGCCCAGCACGTCGCCTTCGGCCAGCTCACGCAGCAAGGTCTCTTGGCTGATGACGCCTGCCACATACAGATCCCGGAGGCTGTTGATGTCTGCGGGCTCAAGGCGCGCGCCGAGGAAGTCGCGGTTGACGTAGCTGCTGCCTGCGGCTGCGGCATTGCCCAAGTAGGTGGCGTGCCACTGCAGGCAGTTGTCGATCATGTCCTGCATGTTCTGCGCGATCACCATCATGGTGCTGTCGCCTTGGCTGCGGTCGATGCGCTTTGCCTCAGCGGTCTCGGCGCTCAGCTTTTGACCCAGCACTGCTGACAGGCCCAGCTCGTTGATCTGCATCGCAAGCTGCTCAAGCCTGCGAAACTGTGATTCAAAGCTCTTGCCTGCTGGCTCGATGTACTCGGCACGGCCCTCGGCGGGGAACGCGATCGCTTCGCCCGGTCCTGCTGACACCTCCTCAGCGCTCGACGGGAACCCGTAAAACGCCAGCATCGGCACTGCTGAGATGTGAAGCTGGTTGTCCAGATCGGACTGCACCTGATAGGTCTTCAGGTTCAGCTCGGCGATGTCCTCAAGCGGCGGCCGCGACTCCATGAACGCATGGCGCTGGGCGTAGGCGATCGTGAATGGGATCTTGCTCAGGCTGGTGCGGCCCTCATCGACGACAGTGAAGTCGCCGTTGTCTTGCTTGCGGTGGATGCGGTACTCGCCGGGTGTCAGCACCCGGATCTGCTCGACAGCCTTCTCGCCAAACTCACCATCTGGCACGGTGACCACTTCGGCCAGCCGTAGCTGCGTCAGCACCTGCTTGCCCTCTTGCGTCTCGGTGCGCCAACCAAGGATCTGCCGCGGCGTGTAGGTCACCCAGTAGGGTCTACCCCCAGTAGCAGGTGCATCCACAAGTGTGCCAACGTGGCCATAACGGACCATCTTTCTGGCTGCTTCATATACCCAAACATTCAAATCATTCCCTTGGAGATCGACATCGAATAATTGCTCACGGATCACGTCAGCGGTGTCATCCAACCGCACGGGCTTACGGGTCAACATGCCAGCCAGCATCCGCTCTAGGCGGATGTAATACGGCGGGCAGACGCTACGGGCTAGGCGGTTGTCGTAGGACTCATCCTGCTCGCGTGGCTCTTGCGGCAGGTAGCGGCGATGCTTCTTGCGCATTCCGTAGGTGCCCTGCAGCAGATCCTCGATCAGGATCCAATGCGGCTCTTGCGCGAACCAAGTCGTGTTTGGGTCGTTGACCTTTGTGACGGTGCGCTGTGCTAGCGGCCGGTCGTATGCGTTGAAGCCTGTGTACACGACCGCTAGCTAGTGACAATGGTGTCAGTTTACGGCTTCAGTCCCTGATGGCAGGCGGGATGGTTGTGATGGGCTTGTACGACCTGATCACGGCCCATGCTGACGCCAACGGCGTAAATCATGAACAGAAGGGCCAGAGATGCGATGCGGTTGATCATGGTGTTGGTGGTCATGGTTGGGATGGTAGGAGCCCCGAAGGGCTCAGGCGGGCAAATGCTGCTGCAGTTGATGAACCCACATCTTGCGCTCATCGAAAGCGCGGATGCTTTGCAAATACCACTCGCGGTCGTTCTCGATCTTGGCCTGCCTGACTTGAGCGGCAAGCTCAACGGCTTCGGCTTCGTACCGAGCGATCAGAGCAGTGAGCTGATCCAGCATCTGAAGCGCAGCCTCTGGGCTGCCGAGTGGAGGACCGTTGCCCCCGATGCACTGATCCTACACCATGGTCAGCCGTGGTGCGCCTTTGTTGCAAACCTCAATAAAGCCTCACCCCAGTGCCGCGGCCAGCGCCAGCGTGCAGTGGGTTGAACTCACGCCATACCAGGTACCCGAGCGCGTCGTTCATGTGGTCGAACCCTGCGTCCTTGTCCGGCTCGCCCTTGTCGCTGTAGCACTGCAACTCAAGGCACTCGATCACCCGTTTGCAGCGCTCGGTCACCTGCAACCGGACCTGCCCTTTGCCGTTCTCCAGCAGTGCCTGCACGGCTGCCACCCGATCACGGACTGGCGGGTTGCTGCGTGGTGACTGGTTCGACATGCCGTAGGACTCAAGGATCTGGATGTCGGTCTGACTCGCGTTGGTGCTGCGGCTGCCGCCGCTCGCGTCCGGGTAGACGTAGATCTGCTGTTGCGGGTGCCGCCTGCGGATCTCCTGCGCCAGGGCATCGGTATCATGCGCACCGGCGATCTCGTCGATCACCAGCAGGCCATTGCCAAGCCGTACGGCGATCACCGCAGACATGTTGCCAACGTTGAAGTCCACGCCAATGCGCAGCAATTCCCTGCTGGTGTCGGGCACGGCGGTGGTGACGTGCTTCGCCCGGTCAAACCGGTCATACACCTGCCCAGTGGTCAGGTTGACGAACTCGCCGTCGAGGTACGCCCGCAGCAGGCTCGGGTCGTAGTTGGCCTCCAGCCGCTCGATGAAGTCCGGCGGCAGGTGCGGGTTGTCCGCCGTGCGCATCTTGATCAGCTTGCGATCAACGCGCTGCTTTGCTTCGTCGCTGCCGAACGTGTTCCACATCCACCGGAAGCCCTCGGGTGTCGATGCCGCACCAAACTGCCGGACATTGCCCGATCGCAAACGGCCAAGGATCTTAGGGAATGCCTTGTTGGCAATGCTGGGCGTCACTGTGTCGATCTCATCAGCGAGCACCCAGGCAAGGTTCAGGCCGATGATGCGGCTCCAATTCTCAAAGCTGCGGCACAGGATCTTGGTGTCACCGCCCGGCAGGTGCAGCATGTACTCCGGCAGTGGGCTAGCCCTGAACGTGTACGGGATGCCATAGGCATCAAGGAAGTCATCAAAGTCCGTCTGCCAGATGTCCCGGATCAACGGACCAGTGGGCTCCATCACGGCGCCGATGAAGCCTTGATTGGCCGCGGCCAGCATCACCGCCTTTGCACATAGCGCCCGGGTCTTGCCCGCGCCATAGCCCGCACTGATGCCAATGATCTGCGTTGCGGTGTCATCGACAAACGCAAGCTGTCCAGGGTGCAGGTCGTCGCGGATGCGGGTGATCAGGTCAGCGGTGTCCTCGGGCGTCTGCTGCTGCAGGAACGACAACAGCGGGACGTCCTCGCAAATGCCTGCCAGCAGGCTCATGACATCTCAAACTGCAAGAGCCGAGCCTGCTTCTCAAGCGCGATCAACGCCGTGTTGAGCTGATCCTTCTCGGATGCCCGGCGCTCATAGTCCATCGCTCGTGCAATTGCTCCCTCTAGCCACTGGGGACGAGCTAATTCAGCGTCAAGCGCCAGCAGCTTACGCGCTGCGGCCAAATAATCGCGCACTTGTCTATCACTTACCCCCCACTTTTCGGAACCGTACTGAACGATCTGATGATGATTCCAGGCGCGCAAAAGCAAACCATAAACCTCATTGACCCGGTTTTGGATCTCGTCTTTGGTGCTTTTGCGCGCCATTGTATTACTCCCGGATTTGAATTGGCATGATGAGGTATGTCTGCTCTGTCATGCTAGTCGGCGTCAACACCACTGGGGTTGTTGCGCTGTTGGCTGACAGTGTAACAGTCTCCGCCGATCGCATAGCCTTCAGGCCATCGAGCAGGTAGTGCACGTTGAACGCCCATGACCCGGCGGCGCTGCCCTCGAAGGTGATCAGCTCTTTGCCGTTGTTGGCATCGGCTTCGGCGGTGATGGTGAGCGCAGCACCCTTGGCCGTGAGCTTGACGGCATTGTTGTGCGCCTCGGCGATCAACGCGACGCGCTCTAGGCATCGGGTGAACCGGTGCCGGTCCATGGTCATGGCGTGCTCGAAGCTGGCGGGGATGAGCGCTGCCACGTTGGGATAGGTGCCATCGAGGATGCGGCTGTACATGACAATGCCATCACCGGCGTCGATGACCGCCTGCCCCTTGGCTGCCGCTACTGTCACCGTCCGATCCTGCAGCAGCTTCATGGTTGCTGCCGGCAATACCAGATCAATGCCATCGGGTAGCGCCACGGGCACGCGCATGAGCCGATGGCCGTCGGTGGACTCCATGAACCCAGCGGCGAGGTGAATGCCCTGCAGGATCTGCTTACTGGCATCGGTGCTGACGGCTGCCATGCAGGCACGCACGCCAGCGGTGAGGTCCAGCTCTGCGCCAGGAGCCTCCACAGCGGGCAATGCCGGGTAGTCCGCCGCATCACCCACAGCAAGGCCGTAGGAGCCACTGGAGGCCGTCACAGCGCCATCTGACAGCGTCACAGGCTCACCGTCGTCCATGCGGCTCACAAGGCCAGCCAGCAGCCGATACGGCAGCGCCACGGTGCCGGGTGTGTCTACGGCTGCGGGAACGGTGACCGTGATGCCGAGGTCCAGGTTGAAGCCGGTCACGGTCATGGTGCCGCCGCTGGCAGCTACCAGGCAGCAGGACAGGATCGGATGGCTGTTGCTGGTGCTGATGGCCGGCGCAATGGTGCGCAGTGCATGGCTGAGATCAGCCTGTGTGGTGATGAGTTTCATGATGCAGCTTCGGTGAGGATTGAAACCAGCCGGTTGTAGTCGGCTGCGAATGACGCGACCAGTTCAGCAGGGATGGGTTGCTGATCGTCTTGGGCATTGTCGCGGATCGCAGCAGCATACGCCAGTGCGTGCTCCATGGCGTCATGGAGCCGGTTGATCACGGGTTGCTGCTTGGCTGCGATGTTGATGAGATCCATGTGAGGGTGAATGCAACAAGCTGCTCAACCAATCGCCGTGGGATGTCACCACGGACACTGGCGAGCGCATCTGACACTAGACGGTGGTAACAGGCAACGGTAAGGCCACCTTTGCAATCCGACACAAGCGCCCGACTGCGGATCAACTCCGACCGGCTGACACCTGCCGCCGCTGCTGCTTGGTCGAGCGCCACCAGATCCGCAGGCTCAAACCGAACTTTGACTTCCTTCATGCGGGATAAAACACGTAGGCTCTCTGGCCCTTGATCATGATGCGATGACGAGTGTAGCCCATGCCTCGAAGTATTTCTGCAACCTGCATTTCAGACGAGCGATGAATCGGAAGGTTTAATTCGCGCAAAATCATTTCGGTTGTGCAGGGTCCGAAGCGGCTGGCGACTTCCTGCACCATTGAAGCTGGCAACGGATGCGCTTGCGGAATTGAGCCAGGGATGTCAGAAGGGCAAACAGCGCGTCTCATTGATTTTTAGCCATTGCCCTACCACCTTACCATAAACCCTACCTTTTCGGAGGTGGGACGGAGGTGGGACGCCGAAGGCGCCAGTGGTAGCAAGGGCGATCCCCACCTCCTATAGGTACCCCACCTACATAGACAAATAAAGGAAAGGAAGGGGAGGAATAGGCGCGTAGGGAAGTCTCAGACCGAGGTGGGACGCGAGTCAGGTGGGGTACCTGCCCCAGATCCGTTGCAGCGCAGTGGATCTGAGCAATCCATAGGTGGGGTACCCGTCCTACCTAGGTGGGGTACTAGCGGCGGTACACGTAGGCCCTGGTTGACCCTTTGCCGCTGCGGTACCGCTTGAACCCAAGCCGCTTGAGCACGTCCGCAACCTGCATCTGGTCCGCCTTGGTCTGCCGTTCTACGGGCTTCTTGATGGCCTCAGTAAGCAACCTTTCAGTGGTCAAATCAATCTCGCCGTGCTTACGCAACCAGTCTTCAATCTCTGCCTGCCAAGGGTTATCAACGACGTAGGATTCGTTCTCTTCGGCAAGCTGCCGTTCATGCTCAGCAGGCAAGCGACTGGTCTCACCTGCACGGTATGCGGCAACAGCGGCAGACCATATTGCATCGCGTTCTAGCAATAGCGTTGCGGTGTCAATTTGATCCGACTGGGTCTTGGTTGTAGGGATCACCCAGAAGCGGCGGTTACCAGTTTCGTCCACCAAAAAGCCAGTGGTGCGGTTAGTGGTTCCGACGATAATGCCGCGCCTTGGGAATGCCTCAGTGGCCTTGCCATATGGCACGCGGAACATATCAACCGCCTGCGATAGGAACGCCTTGACCTGCCCTGCGTGCTTGCGATTGGTTACATGGTCCAACTCTGCCCACTCCATGATCCATGACCGATGCAGCACCATGAGATCGTCTTTGGTGCTGATGTCACCAAGGGCATCACTGAAGAAGTCGTGGCCGAGGCACGCCCAGAACGATGACTTATAGGCACCCTGATCGCCCATGATCACGCAGGCTGAGTCGTGCTTACAGCCAGGGTTGTAGGCACGGGCGACAGCACCGATCAGCGTGCGCTTGAGCATCTCGTCGTAGATGGTACCAGGGGTATCACCAGGGCGCAGGTAGGCGGTGGACAGCGCTTCGATGTAGGCAGGTGCCACAGTGGCTGCGACGCGATCGAGGTACTCGACAACCGGGTCATAAGGCGACTCGTTAGCCACCTGCACAATGCAGTCCAGGGCTACTTCTTTGGATACCTTGTAGCCCATCTCGGCCAGGGTGAGATAAAACCGCTCTGCGCCTTCGATGGGTGCGCCATCTACCTCGATCCGTTGGGTAAAGGTGTTGTAGCGGTAGGCGCTGTCACCATGGCGCAACAGGTTGAGCAGCTCTGCAGCATTCATCGGTTGGAGCTGCGGGTTCACTGCTGACGGCGGCTGCTTGCCTGCAGGGCGCTGCCTTTGCACTGGCTCCTGCTGCTGCCGCCCACGCCAACCGTCTTGCTTGGCCAGTTGGCCAAGGGTGCCGAGGGTGATGCCTCCACCCGACTTGAACCCGCGCCACTTGTGCTCGCAGTCACCGGGCTTGAACTTGGAGGACTGCGACGACCAGTTGATCCAATCCGGCAGCAGGGCATCATCGACGCTATGGAGCGCCATGCCGACCTCAAGCCACTGGTCATAGTCATCAGCGCGGCTGGGCTGCAACACCTCGAGGAACGACCGAGCGCGTGCCGTGTCATCAGTGCCGCCACTAACCAGCGGCAACGGCGTCTGCACTGGCTGCCGCAGCATTCGGGCTATCAGATCTGCCGGTGCTTCGGCAATGTCTACATCTGTTGGCGATCGCCCTGGCACCCAGCTATAGCCACTGGTCAACGGGTGCGCGCCGGCAACGATGGACTGGCAGCCATCCCAGCGCAGTTCTACCTGCTCAGGCTTGCCTTCGGCATCGGTGACACCGGTCTTGTATTTGCGGGTGCGGATGTCTGCCCAATAGTGCTCAGGCACTTGGTAGATGATCTGAAACCGCCCGTCGCGACCGGAGGTTACGGTCCATGACGGCGGCAAGGAGCTGACCGGGATGCCCCAGTCGTCAAACAACCGCGATGCGGATTTGCCGTCATGGTCCACGAACAGCAAACCCCCAGACGGCGTGCCGCAGCAAACGCCGATCGCCTTGGCGCGGCCGGACTTGAGTTCTTGGCCGAGCTTGGCGCGCGTGATGAAGTTCTTTTGCCAGTTGTCCATGTACGGACGCTTCTGGCCGTCAACTGCCACGTAGGACCAGTGGCGTGGCAGTGCTGCTAGCTGCCCGAGTAGGTCACTGGTCATGGCTCACGCCGTCCTGTTGCCGGCAGCAGCCCACGGCCATGGAGCTCCATGGACTGCTGCAGCAACAACCTGATGGCGGTGCCACGGGACATGCGGTCACCACGCCAGGCATCCAGCCATTGCAACTGGTTTTGGCTTAGGCGCACTGGTGTTGGATGGGCTAATCGCATCTGCGGCGGCTGGGTGCTTGCACACTGTAGCCG